TCTAGCCCTGGCACGGCTCGATTGTCACTTGCAAAGACATCATATACTTGAGATTCTAAATCAATAGAACATTGTTCTACCCAATTACTCTCTCCTTTTAAGATGCAAGCTTTGTGCTCTTCGTACCTATTTTCTTTCTCGAAAATAGTACAAAAAGCATCATACAATTCAGGAGGATGTAGACTTAATTCCAACATCGCTCCTCTAGTCACTGATTCTTCCCAATCCTCAGATTTTGAGTCAGTGTAACACAAACTTTTAACAATAGATGCTATAGCTAGCATTCCTGTTAATTTCTTCCTTACCATATCATAAGTAGGGGTTCGTTTAAGAAAGTAAGTTTGTTGAACATTCTTAAACTTGATGGTTTCACCATCTTCTTTTCGTGGTGTTGTGATATCCATTGCTATGAACTCACCAAAAGCTTTTATGTTTTCATCGGTATAAACATATCGCTTATGCTTGGATATATATTTTAAATTATCATCTCCATAATTAATTAAAGCCACGTCTTTAAAAAATGGATGGATCTTACGTTGTTCTGCAACAAAATTCTTTGCAGGAATCTCTTGACCAACGTCTTGACAATGTTTTGCAATACAAAAATGATATTGTAAAACTTCAAGAATAGCTTCACAAATACAATTTAACCATCCTGTTCCATAAACTCCACTAGGCATTCGTTTCTTACAAATAAAAACGGCTCCATCTATAACCATTATATAATTACATAAACCAGTTAAAACCGCCTTTAATCGTTTTAACTCCTGAGCATTTGATGGATCTTTGTAGAAAGGACACTCTTGGAATAAACGCCACAACACGTCAACTCCATATACCAATACCAATAAACGCTTATCGTATTTACTATAATCAGTATCCAACCATCCTTCTTCAAATAGAAATGCACCTAAGTTCTTTTGTTTACCTTCAATCTCTTCGTACATATGTAATAAACGATCATGTAATTCAGTAGAAGCAGCATTCATACCAATCTGGCCGAACATAGTATCTCGTCGAGCCATAAAAATATCAGTCATCTTACCTAAATAGATCCTACACAACATAAGGAAGATTGCATTGCCTGAGAAATATGCTCGCTCCATACCTGCATCAATCTTAGATCGTTTGATAATTTCATCTTTAATTGTCATAACAGCGACATTCAAAACTGGTTCTCCTTCATCAATCTTTCTAATAGTATGCATCAAAGCCTCAGCAAACCATTCTCGTAACTGTGGTTCTTCTAACCCACCACATACAATATCATCCTTCTTTTTACCAAAGAAGGGATAACCACATCCAGCTTTAAGATTTAAAGGATTGGTAAATAAAGTCCC